ATCACCAACGCCATCATCAATCTTTGCCATTTCTGCTGCTAATTCTGAATAATCAAACATATGAGCAATTGTTTTTGGACTCATATAGAGTACATCATATTCGGGTGCTAATGCCTGTAATCCTGTAGCGGCCAATTCTGCATTTTCTTGCACACCACCAATTTCATCAGCATTAGGAGCGTCTAATGCTCCACCAGCAGAATAAGATGTTGTTCCTAATCCAAATGCTGCCCCTGAACCACCAGCAGGTCTTTTTGTCTGAACACGCCATCCACTACTTGTATAGGGTCTTTTGGGCAAAATGCTCAAAGGATTTACTTCTTGATTTAGCATAGACCAAACCTTTTGTCCATAAATAACATTATACAAATTAGTCATTGTTAATGCTGCTGTTCCATTCATTCCTTGTGCTGCACCTGTATCGTGCATACTGCCTAAACCACCGACAATACCGCCCGATTTCAATATAGAATTATTTGCGCCACCTGCACCCATTCCATACGTTGCCATTTCTAAGTCTCTTACTGTGTTAATATATTTTACCATTTTAAATCACCTTTTTCATTTTTAAATCCTATTCAAAGTTCCCCGTTTAATCTTTGGGCCACCAAATGTATTTCATTCCAATCCATCTTTGCAATTTCATCAGATGTTGGGATATTTAAGTTTGCAACAACCTCTTCTTGCTTGCGGATAGTTGTTTCTTGCTCATTCTTCAATGACTTTAGTAAATCACCGAATTGATTCTTAAGTGCATCTACTTCAGACTTTGCATCATAATTAGTCTTCTCAATTTCAGACTTCTTAACTGATACTTCTGTTTGGAATCTTGACTCAAATGTATTCTTAATGTCATCATAAGCCATCTTCTCTAATTGTTCTGCCTTGAATTGCTCATAAGCCTTCTCAAGATTCTCATGACTTAAATCAAGTGTTGATACACCGTCATAAACCTCTTTGTGAACTGAATCACGGGCTTTTGCTTTTCCACCGGAAACAACTTCTTTTCCAGCATAAGAACCTTGAACATCACTTCCATATGCTAAGTCTGCTTTTTCTGCTGCTTCAGGGTCTAATTCTCCAGATTGCATTTCTACATCATCATCATCAGGTTCTTCAGATGCTAATTCCATATCTGCATCCTGCGCTCTCATTGGTTCATCAGATTCATCATCTAAATATTCTTCTTTTTTCATGTTCTCACCTTGTTTTACTATTAAGTCTTTATTTACACTTGCTATTAATGTTTGAGTTTGTTTTCTATCCATTCCTAAATGGTCTGCTACTTTTTCAATTCTACTCCAAGCAACTTCATTTCCATTCATATTAGTCATATCAGTTTCAAAAGCAGATTTAACCTCTGCATTATTTTTTCCATCTCTAATTGCTTTTAATGCTGTTGGGGCAGATGTACCAAATTTTTCTATGTCATCCATTCCCTTTAATACTGTATTTAGTTCCTTTAATGCGCTTGCTATATCTGTCATATTTTCACCTTTTTCTTGTTTCAAAATATCAAATTTTGCTTCTGGATTTATTCCTTTTTCACAGATTGTTACTTCATGTAAATCTAATTTACTTATTTCGTTATATTCTCCTAACTCAACATTAGTTTTTGATTTCTTTTCTAATGCCTGTCCTCCAATACTAAATGAACGTAAATTACCTGTACGAATTTCTCTTGCAATTTCTTTTGCTTTCTCAATATCACTTCTCATTTTTATTACTACAAAAAACCCAACATCATCAACATCTGTTTTCCATAATCTACCATTATTATCTCGGTACTCTTTAACGACTTCTCCAACTTGAACATTTGAATGATTTGACATTACATTTCTATATTTTGTATCTTTCATGTACTTTTTAACGGCTTCATTTAATGCTTCTAATGTGATTAAATCATTTTGTTTGTCAACCATTTCTATTGAAGCATATCCCGCAATATGTAAGTCATTTGATTTTAATATACTAAAGTTATGTTCTATTCCTGAAACATATGCCGATGCACTTGTCATCTAATCACCTCACGTTCTAACCACTATATAATAGGAAACCTATGCCAGCCCTTCAAAGGACAAATCTTTATTCTTATCTTCCCTAATATCCCATATTCCATCATCTGTATCTGAATCCACTGGTTCTTGTTCTTTGCTACTAAAGATAATCCAGCGTTTTTCTCCTTCTAATGGTACTACTCTAACATGAATCTTAGTTTGAAATTTCTCCCCATTTAATATATATTCATGATAACCATGTCTTTGAACACCCAATTCTACTTCTCCAGAATCAATCAATTTTTCCTTAGAAACTGTTTCTTGAACCTTTGCTGGAAATTTCTTAGTTTTGCCAAATAAATCAAAAATATCATCATCTTCTTTTATTTTAATTTCCCAACCTATTTTCTCATCACCTAATAAGAATGTTAAGGATAAATTGCCATCTTGTCTACTATATATTTTAAATTGACCCTTTCTGTATTCTTCAGGCGTTTTATACTTTTTTTCTATTATATCTACATCTACTGTAAAAGTACTATTACCTTCAAATAATATTTCTTCTGCATTATTTTTTAGATAATTACTTAATTTCTTAGAATCATTATCCCAAATTTCTGCATATAATTTCTTCAATTTAGAATGTTTAGCAATATGTTCTTCTATTTCTTTTAATGTAGCCTTTTGTGAATCCCTAGCCTGTATAAAATTCTTAATGCCTACTCTAAAGAAACCCTTCTTTTCTTTCATTAAAGTAGTTATTTCTTCTTTAACTACATCTAAATCAGCAATAGCATTTTTAGTCATTAATGTATCACCATTAAATCCATATATAGTAAAGCCATTCATATCAGATTTTAAAATTACCTCTGCTTCTCCATGAATACCATCTGTAATTATTATTGATTTTTCTAATGCCTTTGCTTTATAACTTGAGGAATCAGAATCTCCTGCTAATAATTTTAATGTAATAATTTTATCAGGTAATTCTACTTCAGGAATCTCTACTACTTTAGCAGAAAATACTCTTATTTCTCCCTTTTTATTCATCTTAACTTCATCAACTTTAACCCTAACAATACTACCAATTTCAACATCTACTTTAGTATTCAATGCTTTTCCTACATTTAAATAATGCCTATCATCATGTTTGACTGAATCTAATTTTCTAGCCTCTTCTAATAATAGAGGGCCGGCCCCTAAAGTATATGAAAATAATTTAGACTTAGTGGATTTTTTCTCTAATACTATTAAATCTAAGTCTACAAACTTTTTCCATTTAATCCATTTAGGGTTTTTCTTTGTGCCTTTAAAATAAGTAGAAGTTAAATCTTTAATAACTACACCTTCTGATGTAGGTATCTTCATAATTTCTTTAGCATATGATTCAATTTCTGTTAATGAATCTGCTATTCTACTATCTTTTTTAGATGGGAATGCTAATAATTCATGAGAATGTGGAGCATAATTTTGATGTAAGATTTGCATTCTTTCCTTTAAATCTACATCTGTTAAATCCCTATCATTATGTCTCATTATATCAAAAACGTGCGCTCTTAATTCTCCTTCGTCTTTTGACTTTTTAAATACCTTAGAAATAACTGCTGCCCTTCTTAATGGTTTATCTTTATTAAACATCATTAATTCAGCATCTAAAATACAATCACCAAATTTCTTTGGGCGCAATTTTTCTATTATCTCTTTACAATTATCAGTAATATCCTTTTTATTATAAGAATACATTTTTATTTTATTATCTATTTTATGAATTTGAATTCGCATTCCATCATATTTTTCTTGGACTAACCAATCACCACTAAAACCTTGTAATTCTTCTATATCTTTAACATCAAATATTCTATACATAGGTTTATTTGGTACTAAAAAATCTATATCTTCTTTTTCTGCTTTAGATATTTCTATACCTACTAAATGTTCCCAATCATCTTCATCTGATAAAGAAGTAAATACTTTCTTTAATAATGATAGAGCACCATCAAATTTTGTTTTTACTGATTGAGTATTTTTATCATCACCATAATGTTCTATAACAAAACTAGGTATATCTTTAATGGTTATATCTAAACCTTTATACCCATCCGTAATTAAATCCCCATCTTTAGTAAATTCTTGCCAATAATCATTAGATAAGGCATTCTCACTAGACCGCATGGCCCAATGAATAAACATAGCAAAGACTACTTTATCTTCTAATAAAGTTTCTAATGTCTTATCACCATATTTCTTAATGAAGGGGTCTTTTATATGTTTAGAAGCATACCGTAATTCTTTAATGGCATCATATATATTTCTAGCATGAGCAGATTCAGGGTTTTTGGCTTCATTGTGTTCTATTTCTTTTTCTGTAATTGCTTGTTGTAATACACGGCCTAAGTCATCAATGTCATTATATTGAGAAGTTAATTTACTTAATGCTTTATGCCACATCTTTGTATAAGATTTAGGGTCTTGCTTTGCAGATAAATAAGCGACTCTTATGTTCTCAAATAACCTATATAATTGGTCAGAAAGCACATCTACTTCCTTTTTAAATTTGAGGCCGGTTAATGGCATTTAATCACCCTATTATCTTATTTTTTGAGAAAATAATTCTTCGCCCTTTTTAAGCCCCGCTTTCCAAGCAGCATCTAACATCTCATAGATTTCTCCATTAGTATATTCGGCCTCCCAATCAAAATTCTTCAAATAATCCTCCGGCAGTTGAACTTCATTTTTTTCTATAGCATTTGTAAATAACCCATCTAATTGATTCTGTAATTCATCAACACTAGGAGCATTCTTTCCAAAAACATAATCTTTATCAGGATTTTTACTTCCATCTTGAGAACTTGACCTACTCATATTACCTCTATCTTTAACTTTTTCACCCTTAGTCCTTTTAATCTTAACTTCTTCACCAGCCAAATCTTCATCAATTGGTAATCTATCCTGTGTTTCTACTTGAACAGGACTTTTATCTTCGCTACTAGTCACATTATTATATAATTCGACTTTTATTTCTTCTAATTTTTTCATTACTTCTTCT